GGATCCGAATCGTCAAACCATCATAAATTGCAATAGGAATCTCCTGGCTGAAGGTGTAGATCACCGGTGCTGCATCATCTTCGTAGTGGTACACGGTGGTTCTTTCTTTGGCAGGATCCACGATCCAGTATTCCCGGACGCCGGCCTGAGAGTAGATCATGTTCTTCAGGCCATAGTCCATTTTGCGGCTGGCCGGAGAGACAATCTCGAAAATGAGGTCTGGAGCTCCGGAGCATCCGCGGTCGGTCAACTTATTCGGATCACAGATCACCGAAATGTCCGGTTCCACCCAGTCCTTATCATCGGCGTCAAGGTTGACGGCGAAGGGAGCAGGGTAAACTTCGCAGGATCCGTGGTTTTTCTTAATATATTCCCGAATTGTAGCAGACAGCTCCATGACAAGTTTCTGATGGATCCGGCTCGGCGGAGCCATGTCATAAAATTTGCCGTTGATCAGCTCGGCGCGTTCTTCTTCTGGTAAGTTCCAGTAGTCTTCGGATGTATAATGGTCATTAAGTAATGGCATTGTAACACCTCCAAATAAAATCCGTTAAGAATCTTTAGAAGATAATTTCTTCTGTTGTTCTCGTTCGAGTTGCTTGATGCTTTTTTCAGGCGTAGGAAGATCTTCGGGCATGGTGCCACCTAAATCGGCAATCGTTTGGCGAACTTTTTTCCCAACGTCAAAATGAGTTTGGTTAGCATTTTCTTTGCCTTTAACATTGTCACGTCTTAATTTTGCTTCTGTTTGTGTGGCGCGGAAAAGATTTGCAGCTAATTCTTCATGTCCCATATAATCTAAAATATCTTGGTTCTTCTTGAGCTTTTTCTTGGCATGAATATCTTTCCGAGATAATCCGCCGTAAAGTCCCTGGTATCCCTTGTTTTGGAATATCGCATAATCCATAGGTTCAATGACCCCGGCGTTATGAGCTGCATCTGCTAAAGATTTATTGTGTTCCTTCATCTCTTGACGGATTGCTAAGCGCTTCTGATCGTCTGTGAGTTCATCATAGTTTTCAAGAAGTTCTTGTTGACGGGTTTTGACAGCAAAGTAAGTTTGACCAAGTGCAATAATTTCTTTTTGTGGATCCCCATTCATTACAATCAAATAGCAACCATACCGTGATATTTGATAGCTTCGTAATCCTCTTTTGGCGTTTGAACCAATGGGGACCATCTCGGTGAATTCACCAAAATGGTCAGAAATTTCATTATCACTATTTTTGCAGGCTTCCATAGCCTTGAAAATAATGAGTTCAAAATTTCTGAAATCCTTATAATTTAAGACCTTGGCTAATTCTCTTGCGTACCAGACCTCTTGTCCATATTCATTTATGTGTTTAATGGAATCAAATAAAGATTCAGTATAATTAGCTTCCCCATCCTGTGCTGCATTATTAGCGTACGCCCTGTTCCGAATTTCCATTACTTTTGCTTCGAATTCTTCCTGTGTCATATCATTACCTCCGTCAGGATTGTTTTGATTATCATTATAGAAAAAGAAATGATCCACCTTCTTCCAATTTTGTCGTAGTTCTATATTTTCTCTGTCACCGCCAGATGCGGTTCGCATTTGACAAATCATTTCCAACCCTGTATAATATACTTAACAAGAGAACCGAAAGCTGGGTGAAGTCCAGCCGCCGGCGAGAGTAATTTGCTAAAAGTAGCGCCTTATCTTACCAGGACAGGGGCGCTACTTTTTGTGTTTGCTGAGAGTAAAAACAAGAGTAACGATTGAACAGATCATGCTCACAAAGGCGAACAAGTCGCTGTATGTAACCATGCACACCAGCTCCTTCCTAAAAAGTCCGGAAGCTGGAGTATCGCCCCTTCGGTTCCCCAGGTAAGTATATTATTTTCAAGGTTCATTTTTGATGTTAAAAATTCTTTATTCTTTAGCAACTCCTCGGCATATCCGGCCAGGCGGGCCAGCTGGCCGATCGCCAGATCGGGATGCTCGAAGATCACGGAGTCCGGAACCAGAAGCTCCATCGCGAAGGTGCCGGCTTCCCGTTCGTATTTGTCCGTGTAAATTGTGTCATGGAATCCATAAAGATCGCATTCGCTTTCTTATGTAGGAACAGATGTCACGGTTCATGAGCGAGAACGAAGCGCTGCTCCGTTTCTGTGAGCCGTTCATCCAGATAGATGATATTATTCCTTTGGAAGTACTGGTAAAACCCACGGACGCCTTCCAAGGGATAGTGGACCGGGATACATTCATTCCCTTTATCATTTCAAATAGATCACGCGTCTGGTATTTCCGGACGAGGCGTGATACCAGTTTCTTTATGCGCATAGAAATCAGTTTTTTTTATATTTCTTGGATGTGTATTTCTCTTTATTCTTTTTCTTAGCCATTTCCATTCCAATCTGCATTGCATCCAGAATTGAATTGATCGCCTCCGGAGACACCGGATCGCCGTCGAACATCAGCCCTTCCTGGGAGAGCAGTTGCTCCTTGGTCTGTTCCAGAATCTTGGCGATGTCTTTTTCATCGCGAATGGTGAGTTCGGATTCCTTGGAATCGTCTTTTTCTTCTATTAAATCGGAACGATTGCAATGGAAATATTTCGCCAACAAATTTACTTTATCCATTCTTGGCAATCTTGTGCCATTGCACCATGTCGATACAGCTGATTTATTCAAACCTAAATCGTTAATTAAATCAATTTGGCTTTTCCCATACAATTCCATATATCTTTTTAAATTAGTTGAAAAAACTTTTTTATAATAATCTTCGCTCATGTAGGTACCTCCTCATAAACAAATTATAATGCAGAAAGTAGAGAAACACAATATAAAAAATAGAAAAAGTTTACAAAAAGTATCTATATCTATAAAAAGTAGAAATGCACTATACTCGTAGTAAGGAGATGGCGACAATGGAAAGGAGGAAGTAAGATGGATGATTGGATAGAAAAAATGAAGCAAGACGAGAAAGTGATAGCAGCACTTACTCACCTTGCTTTATCCTTTGGAACATTCTTAGCCGTCATTAAGATGGTAGCTTAGAGCCTGATCCAGACAGGGCAGGGGAAGAAATTCCCCCTCCTGTCTCTAATATTCTATCATAAGTTCATTTGAAATACAACTATGCTGAAAGAACTGGTTAAGCTCATTGGAGCAATAGTTTTCCTCGTTGTAGTAATTGCAGGGATCGCAATTATGGTTATCTGGTAAACACATTAAGCTGTCCTATCGGCTATACGGGGGAACTGGAGGTGAATAAGAGATGGAAAAATTGCAGATTACTTTTGCGGCTGCAAGGGTGAATGCAGGAATGACACAAGATGATGTTGAAAAAAGACTTCAGGTGTCAAAACAGACAATCATTAACTGGGAAAAAGGGCGCATATTGGAAGAAAGGCAGGACTTAATTATTAAAAAACTGATTCGGAAGTACAAGGTGGGGCATACGGACTTTGTGGGACTGATTGCAAAAGCAAGGGCCTATTACCGGAACGAAACGGATATTATGTTCCCACCGCTAAAAGAGGAACGGGAGAAAAAAGAAAAACCGCTTCGAAATGCGGACAACCGGATCCCGCTCAACTTCCACGGTTTGCTTGTCAACCAGAAAGCTTCCTATCCAGAAACGGCTCGATAAGGCTGAAATAGGAGAGCTACGCGAATACATTGATCTGGTAATGCAGAACATCGGCAAGTACAACCAGAAGGTCAATAACATGTCCATCAAGGCACGGGTGACAAGATATCAGGCACTGGAGGCACAGATCGATGCGATCCTTAGGGAACTGTATGCGGTCGATTATGAAGCGGATGCAGGGAAGATGATGAGCGAAGTTTATATCGATACTTATCATCGTATATGGCACGATTCAGACCGATACCGTGGATTCCATGCAGAGTTTGCCCAGACAGATGCAAGAACAGTCGAAGAATTGATCAAGTATCCATTCAATGGAGCTAATTTCTCTGATCGGCTTTGGAAGCAGAAGAACCACCTGCAGAGTCAGCTGATGGAATCACTGACCACCATGATGATTCAGGGTACAGCGCCACAGAACATAGCAAAAGACTTTGCAAAAAAAATACGGGTCAAGAAGTTTGAGGCTTACCGGCTCCTGCACACAGAGAGCTCATTCGTGATGAGCGAAGCCACCCATGCCGGATACAAAGAGGATGGTGTGGAGCAGTACCAGATTTCGGCCACTCTGGACAGTAAGATTTGCGGGATCTGCGGTAGATTGGACAGAAAGATCTATCCGGTCTCTAAGGCAGTAGCAGGAAAAAACATGCCTCCGTTCCATCCCTTCTGCCGGTGTACGGACGTGTCGTATTATCCGGATACTCCAACGGAAGGCCAGATGAGAGCTGTAAGGGATGCAGATGGCAACAACATCGAAGCCGAAGACTCCTGATAATTTATCGATTTCTGATAGCATGAAAGGAGCGGCAAAGGATCAGTTTGATAAAGAAGTGAAGCTGATTCCTAATCATCATAAAGATATTATCGATAAAGCGGTAAACGAAGTTGTTGTTGATGAACAAGGAAATTCGAGATATGATAGGATTAATGGAATATTGTATTTGGCGAAAGAACTTGACGAGGGCGAAGCCGTTCATGAAATGGCGCATGCGTTGGAGACGCAGGCGGACGTATGGGAGGATGAAAGGTTTCTGAAGGCAATTCATAAGACGATAGGTGATATCAACCCGCTTTGGGATGCGATATTGGATGAGGATACTTTTGTAAGGCCTATTACCAGATTGGCTGATACAGAAGCATTGGTGAGCATTTATCAAGGGCGTTTGTATGAAAAACAGATGCCGTTCATCAATGAAAATATGGAGTTTAACCGAATCAAGTAAGTCCCCTGCTTCAATTGCGAAAAGCAATACGCAGTGGGTGGGGACTTGCTCGTATCAGGAGGAGTGCAAGCTCCTTCTGATAAACTGCGGAGCAGTTATTCGGTTATGAGCAAGTAGCGAAGCGGATTGCGAATATCCGCTTGACCGTATATGCTTTAGGAGACTTTTTTGCCGAGGCATACAGAGAATATATTCTTAATCCGCATAATCTGAAGCGAAAACAGCCGGAAATATATCGGTATATTGATGAGGAGATGAAATAATGGCATACACATACGAAAGTCTTATTTCTGACTTAGAACATGATGAAAACTGGAATGTAATCCGCGAAAGAGCGAATAATGGAAAACTTGATTTAAAATATGTTCCAGATGGTCATAGAGCAACAGTGAAAAAGGCCTTTGATGAATACTTTAAACGAAAGTACGAAAATCAGGAACTGAACCCAGATGTGCATTATGATATTTCTCATTTTTGTAGGGAAAAGGCAGTAAAATGAGTCTAAAAGAAGAACTTCTGCAAATCAAAACATATGAAGAGTATGAACCTCAGAGAGAAAAATTCCGAAGTCTTGTCAGGGACAAAGAAGTATTGGCGCATTTAGATAAGCTGTATGGAAGAGGATACGTTGGTGGAGACATTGAACATGGTCTTATAGAAGAACTTTACAAAACTCCGCCGGGCCAAGGAAAGCAGCGTATTGGAAGATAAGGAACTATTTCCTGAACTGTATGATGCATATACGGAGGTTGGTGGATGGCACTGATGGAATACTTAAAAACAGATAAAGAGTTAAAAGAACTTCGGTTAAAATGGAAAGAAACACAACGCACACCGTTTCCGCCGTATAACTGGGATGAATATGCTAGAATTGAAGATTACAAGAGCCAAATTCAGAAGAAATTGAAGTCAACCACCGGTCAGTAGGCTGGTGGTATTTTTATACCCATTTTTAAGGAGAAAAGACAATGAAGAAGAAAATAGCAGCATTTTTTATGGCAGCGTGTGTAGCAAGTTGTATATCTGGCTATTCAACAGCATCTACAGTGAATTACAATCTGTCAAAGGACGCGAATGAATTTAATGTTTATCGCAGAATTACGGTTACAAATGCAAGAACGGATACAATCATGCTTCAGGCAGAAGGGTATATGGCACTTAGTAATAATGAGTCAAATGAATTGGTAGCAACGATTAAGACTGGAGAGGATCAGTATTATAAGGACTACATTTATCTTAATGACTGGATCTGCTATATAATGGAGTAGACGGAGCCGAAAGGAACAGACAAGTATCATTATGAGCTGGTATTTTATCCTGAAAGGCTGATTCCGGATGTTGAAATTAAATGAATCGGTTGCGATGCCGCAACAGCTCGGAGGGGATATCCTTCCGGGCTTTTCTAAATGAAAAGTCTAATCCCCCAGCTATGCTGGAGAGAATGGAATAAGTGGAAACGGTGAGGATAACAAAATAAAGCCTCCTGTGATATGATGCGAATGGTGTCGCAAGCCAAACTCAAAATCAAAGGAGGCGGTCCAAACAGACAATAGAAGTTTATCACATACTCGATGAAAATGCCAGCATCACATAGTTTTTATACCGAAGCAAGTCCATATTCGTAATAAAGAGATCGTAATAATGGGAACAGGTAACGGCTCCTACGGGATATGGAGAAATATAAAGAGAATTGGGGGATTTGCCTGTTTTTCAAAATCGCAGAAAGGTTGACTTTACGCGCCGGATTCGATAAGATGGATATCAGGTAGAGGAGTGCTTACGAAGGGGAGGAATAGACAAATGGAAGCTATCACAAAGAGTCCGTTAGAGATCGATAGGGAAAAGATTAAAAGAACATTATTAAATCCGTTAAAGTGTGATTCAATGGAATCCTATGTGAACAAAGAAGAACCGCGTTACAGGCCGGATGGACCGTTCCAGAGAGATTATGCCCGGATCATGTATTCCTCATCATTCAGAAGGCTGCAGGGGAAAATGCAGCTTTTAGGGATCAAAAATGACCAGTTTTTCCGAAACAGATTGACCCACAGCCTTGAGGTAGCACAGATCGCCCGTTCGATCGCAGGTACGATACAATACGATGCCGGAGAGAGCTATATTGTGGAAGCCGGAGCTCTGGCTCATGATTTGGGAAATCCACCCTTCGGACATGCCGGGGAACGGGTCCTGCATGAGCTGTTTGCCGATGTCGGAGGCTTTGAGGGAAATGCACAGACACTTCGTATCCTGACAAAGCTGGAAAAAAAGCGCCCGGATTTTCAGGGACTGAACCTGACCTACAGAACCCTGCTTTCTGTCGTGAAATATTTTCGTACCTTTGATGCCGAGCTTTATAAAGAAGAAAGCAGGCAGGGAAAAGAACACAAAAAACAGAAATTTATTTATCAGGACGACTATGATCTGCTTAACCGCTTTATAAACGAAAATGTAATAAGAGTGAGGACGCTGGATGTTCAGATTGTAGATATAGCAGATGAGATCGCGTATGCCGCGCATGATCTCGAGGATGGTCTGCGCGTAAAGGCTTATACGATAGATGAGATCCTCCATGATTATAATGCGGCCTATGGGAACAGCGACTCATACCAAAAGCTGGAGGAGCTGGTGAGAACGGCCAGAGAAAAGGCAGGATACGGGAAAAATAAGATCGATTCCACGCAGTATTCCAAGCTGTTTAGGCAGGAGCTGGCCTCCAGCCTGATCAATCTGGCCTTAAATGATATCGGTCTTGTTGATGTGAGTGATAAAATGAAGGAAAAGACAGGAACCCTGCAGTCGCAGGAGCTGGGCTTTTTGCACTATAAAGAGCTGATCCATGGTTTAAAGGATATCGTGTTCAGATGTATCAACCACAATGATGAGGTATATCATTATGAACAGGAGGGCCGAAAGGTCATCTGTTTCTTAAAGGAGCTTTACTCGGGAGACCGTATGTATCTTCCTCCGGAATACAGAGCAAAGGAGCTGATAAAGCAGTATGACAACCTTGCAGGTCAGGATGAAGGAGAGCTTCAGCAGCGCCTGATCTGTGACTATATCTCCGGAATGATGGATTCCTATGCGATCGCTGTGTATGAAAAATTTTCCGGACAAAAATTTAATGCATGATCATGGAGACTCGAATGAATAAACTGATGGGATTTTATGAATTAAAAAACATGCGCCTTCCCTCGATTCCATGGAGAGAATATACAGGAAATGAGTTCATGGACGGCAATTATCTGTGGACGATCCGCAGTGCCGTGTTTGCGGGAGATGACCTTAATCTTCCGCGCTTGGTGGGCGCAGACAGCAGCACGGCAAAGGAGTTTGCGGACAGGCTTTCGCATGAGCTCGGGAATAAAGGGATCGTTATTTACTATCCCTATTTTCTTGCCAACAAAAGCGGGACATTGAATATTTATGCAAATGAGATCGTGATCGAGGCGGTAAATAAAGACCTGTGGAACTTGGTCACTTATATGGACCGCGAGGTAACGATCCGCATCAAAGGAGATGTCGAGCTTATAGACGGAAATGGCCATTTTCTCTCGCCCCCAGAAAAGAAGGAGCTTTTGAGACATGTAAATGAGATCAGGAGGCTGTTTCGCGACGATATGCTCGAAGGCAGAGGGGTATTGCTGGAATGGAGCTTTGCCCAAAACTGTGATGCCAATAAGGAACCGACAGGGGATGAATACCTGATTTTCTACGAGGCAAGGACTGTTTAAGCGAATCAAGTAAGTCCCCTGCTTCAATTGCGAATATCCGCTCGACCAAGTATGCGACCGCAAAACTATATGTACGAATAGACCATACAGAGAAAGGAAGCCTTTAAATGGGAATGGGAGAGGAAGAAAGGCGCCTTCGCCGGGAAATGCGGCGAATGGAAAGAAGACGACAGGAAAAAATAAGAAGGAATCTGTTTTTAGCACTGCTGGGAGTGTCTGTCCTTATCATTCTGGCTGCAGTGGCAGTCCTTATAAAGATGACAGTGGGAAAAGGAACGGTCGATCCGGGGAATGTGGAAATTCCGGAATATGTAAAGGCTGCTTATCTGACCCCCAATCCATATTCGAGGCCGCAGAAGCCGTTGGAAAAAGTTAACGGGATCGTCGTGCATTATGTGGCGAATCCCTGCAGCACGGCGCGGGAAAACAGAAACTATTTTGAATCTCTGAAGGATCAGAGCGGAAGCAATACCACTTCGGTCAGCAGTCATTTTGTCATCGGTCTGGAGGGAGAGGTGGTGCAGTGCATCCCGTTAAACGAGGTTGCATACGCCTCCAACAACCGAAACAGTGACACGATCTCCATTGAATGCTGCCATCCGGATGAGACCGGAGAATTTTATGACAGTACATACCAGTCCCTTGTAAAGCTCTGTGCGTATCTTTGTGTGGAATTTCGCCTGAAGCCGGAGGATGTGATCCGCCATTACGATGTGACGGGAAAGATCTGCCCTAAATATTTTGTGGATCATGAAGATAAATGGGAGCAGTTCCACAAAGAGGTGAAGACCGCCATGAAGAAGCTTAAGTAAAAGAAAAAAATAAAGAAAAGCAACAAAATCAGCAGTTCTTTTTCATGATATTTACCTATTATTTACAAATATTTCAAATACAATTGAAAAAGAATGGATCCCTATGATATGATAGCATAGACGGATCTTGACTATAACATGGGGGATAAATTCTATGAACATCGATATGCTATCGAGTATTTTTACGTTTCTCGGAGGACTGGGAATGTTCCTTTACGGAATGAGTATAATGGGAGACGGAATGCAGAAATCTGCGGGAAGCCGGATGAATAACTTCCTGCGGATGGTGACCAATAACCGTATACTGGCAATTGCTCTGGGAGCTCTGATCACGGCGATCCTGCACAGCAGTGGTGCTACAACGGTTATGGTCGTTGGATTTGTAAATGCCGGGATATTAGATCTGACTCAGGCGGTCGGAGTTATCATGGGTGCCAATATCGGTACGACGATCACGGCATGGATGGTGTCCTTAAACGAGCTGGGAGATGCGATGAAGGTACTGCAGCCTTCATTTTTTGCGCCCCTGTTTGTAGGTATCGGTGCCTTTGGGCTCATGTTTTCTAAAAAGAAAAAAGACAGTCTGGTAGGAGAAATCTGTATCGGTATCGGATTTCTCTTTGTGGGTCTGACATTTATGTCCAGCTCGGTCGCACCATATACAGACGCTCCGATCTTTTCAAAAGCCTTTGCCGTACTCGGCGGAAATCCGATCCTTGGTATTATGGTAGGGGCGCTCGTAACTGCGCTGATCCAGAGCTCCACG